TTAAAGACCGTATAGTATTTCAAGACTCTGTCTTTGTTCCTACCCGTGTCCTTCCTCGTGGACGTTATAAAGACAATTACGCAGTTGTTACAATTGATTGCAACCTAGTAAATCCAGAAGAACTTGTCAATGATCCTCAATTTCAGGCCTACGCTAATTAGGAACACCTATGGGAAATTTTGAAGAAGAGTTAAACCCATCGCTTTTTGAGTTTGATGATGTAGAATTAGAGGACTTCGACGAAGACTTGTTTGACGAAGATTTAGAGGAAGAGGAGTATGATGGCAATGAAGAAATCTAAGGGTAAGGTAGAGAAAGTAATGAAGGAGTACAAAGAAGGTAAACTTCATAGCGGATCTAAAAAGGGCCCAATAGTTAAATCTAAAAAGCAAGCGGTTGCCATTGCAATGAGTGAATCAGGAATGTCTAAGAAATCTAAAAAGAAGAAGTAATGAAAAAACGTCGTTTAGGAATTGGAGCAAAGGCTGGTAAACAGCCTCAAAAAAATATTAGAACTGGGTTAACTGAAAGTAAATATGAATCTGGTGGAGCAGGGATGAAAAGAAAAAAAGGCGGAATAGTAAGACGTCCAAAAGCCCCCATCCGTTATAAACACAAAAAGTCGGTGGCCTAATGACTGATAAAAAGAAAAAAGAAAAATCAAAAACTTTAAAAGTTGGCGGCATTAAACACACTGTTAAAGCCAATAAAAAGGGCGATATAATTGTAGATCATGCTGGAAATCAAGGTAAATGGGATAAGATTAATCTTACAAAAAAGGGTGGATCAAAGACTGTTAAGCAAGGTGTCAAGGCTGTAAAGAGTTGGCACAAAAACAATCCACATAAAAGTCAGGGAAAATAATGGCAAAGACAGCAGCGTGGCAACGCAAAGAGGGTAAGAATCCAGAGGGTGGATTAAACGCAAAAGGTCGTGCATCATATAAGCGTGAAACTGGCGGAACATTAAAACCTCCAGTATCTGCAAAAGCAGCAAAGAAGTCTCCTAAGAAAGCAGCACGTCGTAAATCATTCTGTGCAAGGATGGGCGGTATGCCAGGACCAATGGAGAAGAATGGCAAGCCAACTCGTAAGGCACTAGCATTAAGAAAATGGGACTGCTAGTGGCTTGTTGGGAAGGTTACGTTCAAAAAGGTTTTAAAATGAAGAATGGTAAGAGAGTTCCTAACTGTGTACCAAAGAGTGGAGGAGTTAAAGTTGCCAAAAAAAACAGCAAAACCAAAGTCAAAAGTAAATGAGGCAGGTAATTACACTAAACCTGGAATGCGTAAGAGTTTATTTAATAAGATAAAGGCTGGTTCAAAAGGAGGAGATCCAGGAGAATGGTCTGCTCGTAAGGCTCAACTTCTTGCTGCTGAGTATAAGAAGGCAGGCGGAGGTTACAAGAACTAAAATGGCTCTTGCAAAATCACAGCAATCCCTGAAGAAGTGGGGCAATGAAAAATGGCGCACTTCAGATGGAAAAGAATCTAAGGGTAAAAAGCGTTACTTACCTGACAAAGCGTGGGATGCTTTAACCCCTGGAGAAAAGGCTGCTACCAATCGTGCAAAAGCGAAAGGTAATAAAAAGGGAAAACAATTTGTCCAACAGCCAAAGAAAATTGCAAAGAAAACCGCCAACTACCGATAGGAGAAAGACATGTGCGCTAAATGCGGATGTGGATGTAAAGCAGGAAAACCAGCAAAGGGATGCAAGTGCACCTGTGCAAGTTGTAAGTCTGCCAAAAAGAAGAAGTAACTATGTGTGCCACATGTGGTTGCATGAAGCCAAAAGATAAGCACGGCATGAAGACTCTTGCTGCTGCTAATAAGAAGTTTGCTAAAACCAAGAAAGCCAAGAAACAGGCTGCTATTGCTATAGCAAAGAAGAAAGGCAAGTAATGGCTCTCAAAGGTAAACAAACAAAACTTGATGTCAATAAAAATGGCAAATTAGATAAAGATGATTTTGCTATGTTACGTGGCAAAAAGAGTCTTTCTAAGGCAAAGGGCAAGAAACAAGCAATGCCTCGTAAGAAAGGTATGTAATGTCTAAACATATGTCTGACGCTAAACAAGATGCCAAAGTTATGAAAGGCATGACTGCAGCCCAGAAGAAAAAATTTAAAAAGGCTGATAAGGCTATGGATAAAAAGAAACCATCTCGAGCAGAAGATGAGAAGATGGATAAGGCTCTAGCCAAAAAGATAAAAAAGAAGTAAAGAGTTAGGCCCCGAAAGGGGCCTTTCTTCTTTATCATTGCTATATCAGAACACCGCTGCGGTGCCTGACTACAGTTCCCACTGGTTGCGATAAAGGGGTCTATATGGCATGGAAGCCTTGGTACATGGAAGTTGCTGAGATGAACAATCAGCACGAACGTGAAGAGTTTATAAAGGGTGTGTTTGGATTCCGCCCTAAAGAAAAACGTCCCGCTATCGCATCGCTTATTGCAGGTACAGCCGTAGCCTATTTGGCTGGTGCTGCTTACGTTGGAACAAAAGCGAAAGCGAAAGCGAAGAAAAAGAAGTGACTTACCTTTCTAAAATAAAGACTTCTTTAAACAAATCTAGTCTTGAGACTACACGCATGATGTCTGCACATCTTCGGGCTGAAACCCGTGCCTCTGGATGGCCTGAGCATATTGTTCGTGGCATGCATGTTTCCTATGATGATGGCGCCTTTTCAGTTCGTTCTCACCCAGATCACCGTAGTGAAGTTTTAAATTTAGAGTACGGAACTCCAGGCACTCAACCAACTGCTGCAATTCGTAGGTATGAAAACCGCACAGCCAAAGCAGAAGAATTTTTATTAAATAGAACAGCGCATCATTTGAAGGCCTCCTCATGAGTTTCTTATTAGCAGAAGATGAAGCACTTCGTAATCTCCTTAAAGAGATGACGGTTACAGATCAAAAGGCATCCTCTGCTGCTGCAAAAACAATAACAAGAAAAACACTTACTAATAATGTTGTAACTTTAACAACCTCTACTAATCATGAATTTGAAGTGGGTGATACCGTAACAGTTTCTGGTATAGGTACTCCTTTTAATGGTTCTTACTTAATTACTGCAATTCCATCATTAACTACCTTTAAGTATGCAAAAGTCAATGCAAACATTGCTAGTGCTGCTTCAGGTGGCACAGTAACTCCAGGCACTACTAGAAAAGTAGGAGTCTGGTTTGGACAACCTGATCAAGAAATTCGTAATCAAAGTTATCCTTACATAACTATTGACATGATTGATATTGCTGAAGATTTTCAACGTTCTATGCGTGGTAAAGCAAAACCATCTTATCTTTCAAATCCAACTACAATTGATGGCACAACTGCCTTTAATTCAACCACTAATGATTGGGAAATTAACTGGCCTATTCCAGTAAATATTGATTATCAAATAACAACGTATTCTCGTCAACCTAGACATGACCGAGAAATATTAGCGCAGTTGTTATATACAAAAATTCCATTACGATTTGCTGTTTTAGAAACTGGTCCAAACACCAGTGCTGGAACCACACGTCGTTTGGATGTTCTAGATGTTTCAAAAAGAGATATTACAGAACAAGGAAAACGTTTATTTGTAAATGCAATAACAGTGCGTGTCTCTAGCGAGATAGCACCAGAACTCTATAATAAGTTCTACAAGATTCTTGAACTAAACGTCACAGGCACAACTGGCAACGCCAAAATTGGTCGTGGTCAATTTACGCCAATCTCGTACACCATACAGGCACCATAAGGAAACCCCTACCCAACTAGTAAGGAGAAATCATGGCTTATAGCCGTCCAGGTGTTTACATTAGTGAGCGCCTATTACCACCAGTAATTCCTAATGGAGTTACTGCAAATGCTGCTGGCGCAGTTGTTGCACCTTTTGCACAAGGCCCAGAAACAGTAACGCTTGTTTCATCTTGGTATGAATTTACCAAGTACTTTGGAGGTTACAACGCCTCATATCCAGCCACCTTCCAAGTTGGCTCATTCTTTGCTAATGGTGGACGTGAACTTTATGTTCAACGTTTACTTGCGGCTAATGCTGTTGCTGCATCTACAAATTTAGTAGATTCAGGTAGCACCGCAAGAGTAACTGTTACATCTAAAAATGCTGGAACAGATGGAAACAATCTTAGAGTTGTAGTTACTGCTGGTGAAGTTGCAAGTACCTATACTCTTACTCTTTATAAAGAGTCTGGTGTAGCAAATGATGTTACTGATGACATTCTTCTTGAACAATATTCAAATGTTGTTTTTGCTGATGCTAC